TGGGTCGGCGCAGGCGTTCTTCGTAGCGCGCCAGCAGGCTCTCATCACTTTCGGCATCTGTACCACCGACCATCGTTAGCAAGACGGCGGAACTGTCAATCCCCGCAGGTACGCTTTGCAGCGTAGCCGCGGTTTCGGCGGTTTGATTTTGAGCACTACCCGCAACAGTGGCGATAACGGCTATTTCGGCACTTCCAAGCGCACCGATAACGGCGGATTCGGCGGTTAAATACACCTTATCGCCCACATTGATCTGTTGGCCAACCGGCACCGTTGCACCGACCGCGCCGCGAACACGCACCTTGCCGCCCGCGAAGGTGGCGGTTTTTCGGTAGATGCCGTATTTAGCGGCATGTTTTTCTAGATAGGCGCTGTCTGCGGTATCGGCAAAGGCTTGGCGCAAAATCCACTCTTGATGCTGGTATTGGCCTTCGCCCACTGCGGCAATGGCGGTGGCGCGTACATGGTTGTCGCTGCCCGCGTGTACATGGGCGGCAGGGTTTTGGTTTTGCAGGTCGCGCAGATAGTTGGCGCGGATTTGTTCTAAATTCAGTGCCTGCGTCATATCACGGCTACCTTGTGGTTCAGGGTTACGGTATCGCCCGCGGCATCGACGGCTTCAATATGCAGCTTCAGCCAGCCGTGCTGCGGGGCGGATGCGGTTACTTGGATGGATTGGGCGCGTTTGGACTGAATCACGGGCTGCAAGGCTTGCTTGGCGTACTGCTTGGCCAGTACTTCGATGCGCTTTAAATGCTTTTGGCGGCGCAATTCGTGCAGGCGGCTGCCGAGCGTGCGGTCTGCCCAGTAACTGCCCAAGGGCGTGACCAAGCGGATATACA